TTACGTTCCATCCTGCTGCTGCGAATCGTTTGGAAAGGTGGATGACTGCTTCCTCAGAACCTCCAATACCTGATTCCTTAGCAATCTGCGGGTTCCATTCATCCTTAGTGTTTCCACAATAGAAAACAAGGTCCTTTCCTGACGACTCTGTCTTAACAAGTTTAGTGTTCCGTAGGTGACAAAGGGCTGGATGAGAAGCGATCTCAGGATCAACCTCACTAATGCGCTCTCTTAGCTCATCAAGGTCCTCAATCTTCTGGAGTTCGGCAACTAGCTCCATCGCTTTAGTTGATTTGTCTGACTCAATGGTCATTCTATCAATAAGTTGTGCCAGGTCTTCGTCTTTCGGAGTGATCTCGTAACAAGACTTGAGCATCTCTAGGGCAAGCTGAGGCACAGATAACGCCAAATAGATCTGAGCTAGTAGCTTTAGTGGCTCGTAGTCGTAGTCACGTGGGTTGTAAACAATAGTCTTTAGGTAACGTGGTTCAAGTTTCAGCCCAAACATGCAGGATTCCTTTGCATCCAAGTATCGTCCTGACGCAAATAGGATACGAGCAGATAGGATGTGTGCATCTGGTGTAGCTGGGTTTATAGCAACAGCCATTCGTGCGTGGTCTAGAGCCTTTTGAAGATCTTTTAGACCCCAGAAGATCTCTGACATTCGCATATGCACGATGTACTTCTCGTCATCTGACTCAGAGAGCTTTAAGAACTTGCGGAACATGGTTAGTGCTCGCTTATCCTTTCCAGCAGCTTTCAGTGAGTTGGCAACGTTCCAGAAAGACCGTGGGTCATCTGGGTTGGTCTCTAGATCAAACTTAGCAACCTTAACGTTACGCTTCTTTGAGTCCTCAATACGCTTCTCACTTGTAAGGTGAAGAATGTTGATGTCCTTAACAAAGCTAGCGTCTAGTTTCCGCCGTTGGTGGAAGTCCTCATGTAGCTTTCCACGCCATTCAACGCAATCGTCATGTCGAACGATACGAGTCTTTGTGTGTACTACGACTGGGTTTCCCCATTTATCAAAGTGGTAAAGGTAGTTCAGTATGAAAGCGTCTACGTGTGGGTGATCTTCAATGGAAGAGCGTAAGTTCTCTGCTCCGTCTATTACGTCGTCACAATCCAACCACATCCAGTAATCATAGTCCTTAGGGATCTGTGCCAGAGCAAAGTTACGTGCTTTAGCAAAGTCATTCTCCCATTCACATGTAGTGATGTGTGCGTCGAAGAGCTTACCTACTTCTTCACAGGCTTTATTTTCCCCTGTGATTGTAAGAAAAATACCATCCACGTAAGGAGCAATACTCGTCAAGCAACGCTTGAGAACCTTTGCCTCATCATTAGATGGTTTAACAATCAAATTAAGCGCTAGCTTCATACTACGACTGGTTAGATGAACGAAACTCTACAAACTTCTTAGCGAACCAACGGGAACCTTCCTTGCTCTTGAACCAGAGCCAACCATCCTCGTCTAAACGAACCTTGAGGATTGCGTACAGAGTCTCTGGAATCTCAAACAACTTACGTTCTACGTAGTCCATTGAGTCTACCTCAGCCCATTCGTTCAATGACGCTTCCTTCTGGAGCTTCATTTGCTTCTTGAACTGAGTAAACTCTAAAGGACAGGTGAGGGAATAGTCCGTCACCAACTGCAGTATTTTAGCTTTATTTTGTGTTGTACTCATATCATCCTCACCCATCCGAAGATGGGCAAAGGAATACGACTACTTAGAGTAGGAAGCCGTCAGCGTACCAACAAGAGTCCTGATTTCGGACCTCGAGAGTAAACTTACCGACTACTGCTCGGAAGTCATAGTCACCAGATCGCGCCAATCCTGTATCGATGAATGGCTTCTCAAGGAATGATACCTTGAGTTTCTCTGGGTTGATAGCTAGTGCACGCGCAGTAGCATCTCCAGCCTGCTGTACGAAACGGTGCTTGTGAACCATGAGCGTACCAAAGGCAGTCTCATAAGAACTAACAGTTCGCAAGATAGTAGTAGCGCCTGGTGCGTTAACAACCATGTTGGTCTTCTGTGTAAATGCATCCGTATCTGCTCGCAAAGCTGCTCCTAGGAAGAGGTCAGTAGCGACGTCTCCGTTAGAGTTAGACCAGTTGTCTTGCATAAGTCCGTCAAGGATTGATGCAGACCATGCCACAGCAGAAGTGTGTGACGTGTGGTTTGTAGACTTTGATGTAGCTTCGATGATTCCGCTCATTGTTGGAGCAGTACCAGAAGCACCAGATGTAAGTGTACCTCGGACTAGGTCGAACTCAGCAGAGTTAGCCCAGTTCATTAGAGCTTTCTCAGTCTGTCGTTCAAGCTCGTTCTTTCCGTGGTAGTGCTCGATTCGTTGCTGAGTACGTGAAACCTTGAAAGGCTTTGCAACGTTCTCAACGATGTTAGTCAAGCGTGTTGGAGTAGTAAGTGCTCCAGCTGTGTAATCTCCTGACTCAGCTACAGCCGCAGATGCTGCTGTTTCTAGTGTGTCAGTAAGGTAAGAGTGAACAGTGTCGATCGCTTCTGTCTTTCCAAGCATGTTGAAGATCTGAGTCTCACGTGCTGTCAAGATTTCAATAGCGTTCAATACTACGTCCTCTTTACGGCTGGAATCGCCATAACTACGTTCAATATTATCAGCTGCCATATCCTAGTTTTAATGATGCTAGGGCAGTTCAGCGAAATCTATGTGATGTCGTAAGCGCTTAGTACGGCAGAAACTGCTCCCTGCTTTGCAGCTTGCATATTTCCGTCGGCTGCAGCCTTACGGGCATCAGCCATTTTGTCTCGAACTGATCCTAGTCTCGGATTAGAGTCTAGGACAGACTTGGACTCCTGTACTTTGTCGTAAGCGGTTGCCTTGTCGAGCACACTTTTGAATACCTCCGACGAAGCGATGTCACTGAGGGACTTCCCAGTATTACCTCGCATTTCGGTAAGAAGGCTGGCGTGGCTCTCTAGCTGTGGATTGGCCTTATAAAAGGTCATGTCGTCGAGCTGTTGTTTAATCTGCTTCACATCATCAGATGCTGCTACTGGAGCAACGGCTGCTGGCTGTGTCACTTGATTGGCGATTTCTTCCATACGTTGTAATACGGCTTCTTCGCCAGAGACTCCGAGCTTTCCTTCGAGATCCTGAATGGTCCCTTTGTACTTGCCCATGCCTCCGACGTATTTGAACGTATCTTTCACAGCCTTTAGAGCTGTGTCATCGTCCTTGAAGTCTTTTCCAAGTGCGGAAGAAAGAACTTTGGCAACGCCTGCGTCTTGAGAAGCAGTCCCGTCACCGTCTGTTGGAGTAATGTCCGCTCCATCAGGTAGGGCAGCTGGGGTAATGTCTTCTGACATAAGTTAGCCTGTCTAAGAATTATTAAGGCTTAACACCTTACGGAGCGTTTGCCCCGTCAGCCGTCAAGCATCGTATCGACTAATGATTTCAGTCCTTCGCATGTCTTCGAATGCCGTTTTATTGAAGGAACTCTGGTGGGCTTCACCCTCTATTTCATCAATCACTCCCTTTAACTCAGTAATAGCTAGCTTCTTGGCCTTGATGTTAAGCAATGCGATCACTGGGTCCTGGCCCTCGTCGATCAGGGTTAGATCCGATAGGTTGATTAGCCTGTCCAATAGACGGGCTTTGACCATTCCCCATTCCTCTCCCTTCACGAAGCGGTTCCACTTGTCCCCCTCGGTTATTATTTTTGATGTCTCCTTGTCCATGTTCTTGTAGTCTACGAATTAGACTGGGTTTTGTTTGTTTTAGGCGTTCAATGAGCATACTACCGTGGGGCTATACCTGCGATGTTAGCTGCTGTATTGATTCGCTGTTCTGTTGGTGTAGCTGGGTTATCTGACGGACCTTGTGGAGGTGCTGATACTTGTGGCGCTCCAGTTGGTGCCGCCTGTGGTACTGACTGTTTCTTCTCGAACTGTCGTGTATCCAACCCCATTGCGTCGAAGATACTCATTGCAATAGTAGATGTGTCGATGTTCAGTCCTTCGATCTGCGGAACAGTTTGTAGAACACTGATTAGGTTCTGAACGAGTACGCTCTTATCGATCTCTTCGTTTGTGATGAACACCTGCACCTCGTAGTCGGTTGTCTCAGGCATCTTCATTAGCTGTACGAATCGTTCTGACCCACGTGCCTTCATCTTTGCCTTAATGCGGTCAACTTCACGTCGCACCTTCACTGGATCAACGTTCAGGTTCATGGTTTGAGCTTCCTGTAGCTTCTCCATCATTAGCTTGTTTGCAATCTTGGAGTCGAAGTCCTGTGTTTCCTCTGGAGTTCCAGTAATAGCTATAACGTCCTTCTTGCTTACTGTCTGCCCTAGTTTAGGAATGTAGTGTCGCTTTAGCCATCGCTGCAAGAACATACCGATCTGTTCCTTCACCATCACGAACTGTGACTGTGCTGAACGTGACTGCAATACTGCGTTAGTTGCTGGTGTAGATGATGGTAGCTGTTCACCCGTAACTGCCTCGAAGGCGCTAGTAACTCGCTCTGACCATCCTTGGATCACTGACTCGTCTCGGTAACTAGCTGCTGAAGCCTCTTGTACGACAAGCTGTTGCAAGTCATCCATGTTGTTCAAGACAACTGCTCCGTTAGTAGTAAGCCGTGAGAGCATCTGTGGAGTAACTCCAGAACCCTTTCGGATCTTGAATAGTCCCAGCTGTGATACTCGTGCTCGATTGATACGTACGTTTACAACTGTGTTCAACCAAACCTGCAACGCCATTAGAGATTCTGCTGGTCCACGACCGTGCCAACGACCAGGTACACGTTTATAGCGGATCTCTTCGTAGGGCTTGATTACCTTCTTCGTACCGTCAGTAATTGTATTCTTTTCAATAAGGTGGACTCGGTGCTCTCCATACTCCAGACCAGATACAACGATGTGTCCCTCTACTAGTTCGTTCTCATCCTTTTCCTTTCCTGTAATAAAACTGAGCGGCATAAGCCCCCAGCGTTCATAAACATCAATAAGCTCATCTTGTCCTGAAGTAACGCCAAAGTGTCGGTCATTACGAGATACCGATGTGCTTCCCTTAACGTCGTCTGTGTCGTCCCATCCGTCCATTGCTTTAAGCTGTTCTGGGTTTAGAGCAGCTCGTTCAATTACAGCGTTAGCATCCTGAATGCTTTCCGCTGAAGGATCAATAAGGAAGTTCAGTAGATCAACCTGCTTGATGCGTACAGTCTTGTCACCACTGCTTTGACTGACAAAAGTCTTCCAAACTACAGTTCCGTCGATAGCCAAGTCACGCTCTAGCTTATCTAGGTACTCACCAAAGTACATTTGGTCTAGCATCGCACGTGTTATTTCACGCATGAAGCCAGTAAGACCAATAGCTTTAGCACTCTTAGCTCGGAAGTTAATGTCCTTGGTATCAAGGTCGATGTTCTTAACGATCGCATCAACTGTTGATTCTGTTAGTGGAACCCATGTCTTTGCTTGCCCTGTAACAGGGTCGTTGCTCTCATCAAAGATCCCGTAATAGTTCTTACGAAGGTTCTTAATGAGGTTACGCATGTTGAACGCAACACGTGGTGTTACAAGTACAGTAGCCTCTTCCCACTCGTTTCGTTCTGTCTCGATCAGAGTGACGGCTGCCTGCTTGTATTTGTTATCTAAAGTTTTGGCCATAGAGATTAAATTCGTAATCATCATTCAAAGCCTCCTTGTAACCCTCTAGTCCATACCTAACCGCGTCCATTGAATGTGAGAACGTATGCTCGGGTACGTTTAGTATTTTACCATTTTTATCAGTTTTCCATAAGTAGTTCCGATACTCCCTAATAATATTGGTGCTTCTACTGGTCACAGACACTCGCTGATCCTGCACAAAGTTGATTCCCTGTGCAACACTTCCTGGTCCCTTCTGGCAACCAACGATACTAACGCCGTGGTCTGCAATCTCATCAATACTCTTAGGCTCTGCACTGTCTGCAATCACCATTACCTGCTCTGCCTGTGCCTTGATGATGTCTGCTAGCTCTCGGTTACTCATCCCTTTACGGTACAGTCGTTCGTCCAAAATAAATCCACCGTTGTAGCTGTAGATATCTACCAACGTACTTGGGTCATTTGAGTATCCAAAGTCCATTCCTCTGCGCTCTAGTCGTGCTTCATGTGGAATCTCGTCAATTATCTGCCAATCCTTATAGATCTTCCCTTCCACCTCTCCTAACTGCCCTAGTCCATATACCTGCCACCAACCCTTACGGTTCTTACGCTGTTCAATAGAGTCTACGATCTCTGGGCTTAACGCTTCATTATCTAAATAGGTCAGGGTGATGTGTTCAACGTCACTACGCTGTCCCTTGATGTGTTGGTAGAACCAGAACTCATTAGTTGGGTTCCAGTCAATAAAACAAAACTCCTTAGTACGAACCTCTAGCTCCTCAAACGCCATGAACGGCACGTTGTTCGCCTCATTGATGAACAAACGCTCTCGTCGCCCTCCACGTAGCTTATCGGCCGTGTCAGCGCCAAAGAATTCTAGCTGTGATCCAGTCTCAAACGTGTAGATCTTATCTGTCTCTGCCCAGCTATTGTCGTTCCAATAGTTATGGGTTCTCATTATCTTCTTGAAGTCTCTTAGTGATCCCTTCTTCAAGTGAGGCATAGACTCAGAAACAACCGATGTAAGAGTCGGCTGCTTGTCAGTCTGAGCCATAGCTATCAGATACAGCAGGATGGAGATTGTCTTACTTGCCGATGTACCTCCCTGCACACAGCGAACCTTCTTTGTAAGGGCTTTGATCTTTCTTGTAGCAGTAGTTTCACGAAACATACACTTTCTCAGCGTTCTTTCTAGCTATCACAGCGTCTGAATATTGTTCAAACAAACCCAGGCTCTTATCTTTTCCGTTCACCTTTATCCTCGCACGCCACTTCCCTCTCTGCTTATGCCAGCCAATACCGACATCTTGGTTGTTGGTACTGATATTCGCCATCTGTTGATACTTGTTTACCCACCTGCAGTTACTTGGCTCATAGTCCCCATCAACATCAATCCTGTCGATTTGATGGCCATCGGGGCGTTTACCCATATCCTCAACGAATAGCTCAAAACCTTTTTCAGACAACCAACGGTCGCAAACCTTAATACCCCGACCACCGTAGCGCTTGTAGTAGTGATAACCAGGGCTGGAGCAACGCCTATACATGTTCCAGTAAACCGAATACAACGGATGGGACCGCAGAGTACCTCTCTTATTTCCGTATGTATATCCCATTTACCTTCAGTCCTTTAATCTTGATTGTCGCTGTCGTCTCCTTGAACATTTCTTTCAATCATCATGATTGGTGAAGGTAGGTCTTTCCCATCTCCTCCAGTTAGCTCTGTTCTACTACTGAAGCCGTCATCCTTACCTTTTCTCTCCAACCACCAGTTAGCTTGGGTCTTATCTCCTGACTCTATTGCTCCAGAAATAACCTTTTTAGCCTTATAATTGACCATTTTCTTCAATGCTTCCTTTCGCTCTGAAAACTCTGGGTGCTTCTTTTGATAATCATAAAGTGCGTCTTTGCCAATCCCAGCGACAAAACATGCTTCTAGGTCTGTTGCGCCAACGCTAAAAGCGTCCTCTAGTTTCCCGATGACTTCTGGTGTCATTACTGTTGGTCTCCCTGTGTCTGCCATACTATTCTTCTCCTTCAAACATTAGGTCAATTACTTCCTTTCTCGTCAGCCATAGATCTTGGTTGCTCTTGCCCTTATATGGGTGTTCTACGTGGGCATCGTGGTCGAAAGCTATGGCCGAATTACTTGTATCACACTTAAATTGTACCCCATTCTTGTACAATCTGTAACCGAGGTCTACGTTCTCGAAGCCAAAGTCAGTGTCGTATCTCTCTTCAAATGCCCCAGCTTCAACGATAAGTTTCTTCGGAGCTGCTCCCCAATCTATCTCCCATTCATGGTATTCAACCTTTCCCTCTCGGTGGGATCGCCAGTCCCATTTAATGCTTGTATCTTCCTTGGTTAGTTTACCTGTTGCAAACGTACCTAAGTCCTTTGCTTTCCCTACTGGGGCTGTAATAGCCGTGTTTGGGTTTGCCTTATAAAAGTCCCACATCTTCTGTAGTGCATCAGGTCCTATCTTGATCCAGTCCTGTAAGAACACTATCAACTCTCCTTGGGCTTCCTTCACTGCTTGGTTCATCTGGTAGGCAAGGTCTGGCTTTGCTCCTGGGACAGACAGTCTTGGTAGCCACTCTACGCCGCCAAAGTTTTGTCTCTGCATGGATTTGAACGCTTGCTCTAGTCCTTGTGGTCGTATGCTTGGTGTTATTACACTTATTCTCATATTGAAAAATACTTCTTCTTTGTTAGGTGACTCGTCACACCAGTAGGTTTCGCACATCTTCGGTCGCTTATCAGTTCCATATACGCCGCATTTGTTATCTTTCGTTAGATGTTCACATGCTACGTCTAGTTTACCGCTAAAGTCCCCGCGCTCGTCCTTGAATACTTGTATGTCGTGATAGCTTGCCCATTTAGCGTGGTCTTCGCTGAACAATGGGAAGTACATCACCTTGCAGCAATCCCCTACACACTTTCGGTTACAGTTTAGTGTGCAGTCATCACAGCTCATAATGCTTGGTTAGGTAGCCTTCCCCACTTGGTGAAGAACTTGTTTGCATCCTCTTCTTCAATTGCTGTTCGCTCAGGGATAGTTGTACATGTTCTTCCTCCCTCTGTTATCACGTTGCAGCTTGGTTCTGACTGTACCTTCACTCGTGCTTCCTTGCATCGTAGTACGTAGTCAGTGTCAGAGCAGTAGAGATAGAACTGTTCGTCTAGATATCCAACCGTTTCCAGTACTTTCCTCGGTATTACGAAGAAGCATCCCCAGAAATATTGCTCCTTTCCGTTCATCTTCGGGCTTACAACCGCGTTCTTACACATATCCCTGATGTTTCCCTCAAGTACGATGTCGTTATTCACTACTGCAACATAGTCGCCCCTTGCTATAGATAACCCTGTGTTTACTGCCTTTGTGAATCCTAGGGTTCCTATCTCGTTGGTTACAATAATCAGCTCATCGTAATCCTTCAGTGAAGCAACGCATTCCAGTAGCCGCTCATCATGCTCCTTTCCAGGAACGTGGGGAATGACAACGCTTAGAAACTCTTTGTTGCCCATAAACATCCGAAGCTAACTGTTGATCCGTCTGGCTTCTCTTCCATATGGGTTCCAAAGTATTCAGTGGTTTCAAACCCTAGCTGCTTCAACTCGTGGATCTTCCAGTGGCTAAGATGGTCTTGTAGTGGGTTATCCCATGTGTTCTTTCGGTGGAAGTCTGCTGGTTCTACTGGGAAGAGGAGTACCAGTTTCTTCTTTGCTCGTTCCTCTAGCCGCTTAATCCATTTATGTCCGTCTTCCTTGGTCATGTGCTCTAGCACGTCAAAGGACACAATAACGTCGAACTTCCCTGTGAACTTTCGTACGTCGCCAACTATAAATTTGTGCTTCTTTGCTTTGAACTTCTTTTCCTTTGCTTCTGCAATGGATTCCTTGTGACCATCTACTGAAGTGAGTTCTTTCCATGGGTAGTCGCACATCTGTGCAGCAACAACAGACCCGTAAGGTCCGCATCCCAAGTCCAGACAAGTTAGCTTCTTGTGGTCTAGGTCACCAATGTGTAGTCCTAAGTCGAAATGGTTGCGCATATTTACATTGATTGGAAGGAATTACTTCGGGTGGTTCTGTCTGGCACGTACGTCTTGCCTGCCTCCTTAAAGCATTCTGTTGAGCAGAGTTTCTTCTTATAGCCGAGGAAGTGTTTCCCCTCTTTTACCTTCTTTCCGCACTGTTCGCATTTAATCATAGAATGGATTTTAAGCCCTCTTCAATTCGAGAGGCGTATGTTTCTTCATCCCAGTGGCCAAAGAGCGCAGAGCGGGTGTCTACTGGCTCCTGAGCCATCACCTGTTCGATCTTCTCTCTGATCTTTGCAGGTTCAGGGTCAACTATCCAGTCTTCTCTCCCTATGCCCTTGAGATACTCGGAACATTTGATGCTGTCTGACATGACGATCACTGGTGTGTTCATTGCTAGTGCTTCCAGTACAGTCCGTTGTGATCCGCCGATGTTCTTACTGGTAACCAGTATCACTTTACTTTGTGCCATTAGGAATCGGTTCGTCGCAGCAGATACATGTGGCACTACGGTCACACCCCTCTTCATAGGTTCTTCCCAGCAGTACCGTTCTCTTTCCTCATACATATAGCCTGCACACATTGCTCGTAGGCCAGCTACAGACTTATAGAATAGGTCGTGGCGCTTCCAGTCAGCGAATGTTGCAGGGAAATAAACGTCTATGTTCCTCTGTGCGTTTTCAATAGGTGTGTAGAGTCCTGTGTTTGTTCCAAAAGCAACCGTACAGGCAACCTCTTGCTCGTCGAACTTCTGTTTATACTCATCATTCTCTACAAAGACGTGAGCAAAGCGGTACCAGTTCTCTGCCATCGTGTCGCCGCCAGCAAAACAAAGGGCCATTGGTATACCAAGTTTCCCTAGTGGTTCTGCGTGTGGTCGTGTGCAGTCCGCCCAGTGAAGAATAGTATCGGGTTTAAACTCCTTTACGTCTTCTACTAGGTCGCTGCTTGGCACTACGTGGATGGGGAAGTACTCGTGTGGGATAATCTGCCGTCTCCCTATGGTGTAGAACTTTACATCGTGTCTGGTGCACAGAGACT